ATGATGACTTTGTGTTTTGCATCTGACGAAAGTGATACGGTCGAAGCAAAGTTCTTGGCCTGATTCCGTACAGTGTCAAGAAATCTACCTTCATCGGATCCATTGATGACATAAGAATCTACTCCAAGTTGATTGCAGAGGGCTTTAGCGACAGTGGTCTTACCTACACCAGGAGGACCAGAAAGAAGAAGGTTAGGAACCTCACCCTTATCTAGAAACCCTTTAAAGGTCTTCTTAGTAGACTCAGGAAGAATGCACTCATCAATAGTTTTGGGACGATACTTTTCGACCCAAAGAAATTCATTACGATTCATAATTATATAAAGATATTCATGATAATAGTTTGCTGATACTGATGCTCAGAAGAAATGATAGCATTATAACAACATCCCATGCCTTAGTTCTCACAAAGTAAGGAATTGAAATAAGGTCGGCAATGAAAGTAATTATCACACCAACCAAAACATTGATATGTAGGATAGTAAAATATGCGACAATAACTCCGACACTACCAAGTATTCTCATCCGTGTAATTGTTTTCATCTTACAGGTTGTGGACCTCCACAAATTATAGCAGAAGGAATTTGAGCTTGTGCAATCTTCTTTGCATCATGTTGATAATTTGCTTCCACAATTGTCTTATGATACTTACTCCCCGTAGTGGGGAGTTTATAAGTGACTTCCCACCTTTTCATATCAATCTCCAAATGTAGAATCGGGTTCCAGAGCAATATAATAAGTCAGGTCATATTGTGTGCTCTTGAATCGAGAAAGAAGTTTCTTGGATACAACAACATCGTAAGAACCAGGAATGATCTTGATGTTCTCAACTTTGAAGTTGAAAGAAAACTTATCTTCAGTTTCACCAACAATAATAGAGAAGTCATTAGATGTTTCGTTTTTCTTATCACGAACAACGATTTTGACTACACCTGCTTCACCAACTGCAGAAAGGTCTGGCAGTTGATATACTGCTGCTGCTTTCAGTAGTTTATCAAGTTGATTAGTGTCAAGAGTAAAACATACATCTTCAGTAGGCAGAGAAATAGACTTCTCTGGAGGAGTCACGATGACATTAGGGTCTGCAAAGAAATACTTTGATCGTGACCTACCTTCTTTAATAACAACATAACCATCGTTCTGAAAGTCAAGTTCTGCACTTTGATGTAGATTAAGACCATTCAAAAATTGATTAAGGTCATAGATACCAAAGTCACGAGGAATATCCTCTGCGATATTTGCTTCTGCAAGGATGTTCTTCATCACAGAAATAGTGCGAAGCGAATTGCCCTCTTTGAAAAGAATCGATTGATTAATAGAAGAAAAGTTCTTAAGAAGGTTGATTGTACGATCAGACAGTTTCATAGTATTGGATGGTTTTATTTTCATTGAGGATAGGTTTCACGTTGTGCATTTTTGTCATTGAAATGCATTAGAAGTACAGCATAATGCAGAATCTTCATAATGTCACGACGGGCAGTTCCTTTCTTATCGTATCTTGACGCATACTTGAGGATGTTGCTGCGACAGAATGCTTCACCATCACCACAAGCTTCGATAAGGTCCAGAGTTTGAATCTTATCATCACCAGCAGAGTAGTGCTGTTGATATGTTCTACCGATGTAATCTTTCAGTTCTTTGATGATTACATCTTCACTGTACTTTTGTCTGCTGCTGCTAGTAGTTGAAGGTGAGGATTTAAAAGGTTGATTCATATTAAAAGTAATAGTATCTTCTCCTCCAAGAGTAACGGGAATCTGTGCTGCTGGTCGAGCATCATTGCCAATAAATGAGATATGGTCATTACCCCTATCACCTGCAAGATAAGAACTACTAAAAACACTAGTGTCTGAAGATGCAGTATTTGCCTGATAAGGAGGATTACCTGTCAAACTGAATCCGCCATCTTCCCAATAATTTTGATTAGACATATTTAATTCGTCAAATAGAAAGGACCATGAGTTAGTCATATTATATCAAAATGAAACCTCTGTGTCAATCACATCGGTACTATTATTTTCTACAGGCATTTGGAAATCTGCATCAACTTTATCATATAGTTCAAGGAATGCTTGCTTGGTTTCATCATCAAAACGATTTACACAAACTTGAATTGCCTTTGCCTTATCATTGAAGATGTTGTATGCACGAACAATATGAACCAGACGACGGGTGCTAATGATTTCTTCAATACCACCATCATAGAATGTTTTACGAATGATGTCTGCCCAGTCAACAAGTCGCATACAAAAGTTTTCATCAGTGCAAAATTTGTTCAAAATTTTCTGCTCAATAGCAACTGTCGGATATTCTTGCTCAAAAGTCACAGGAAAACGTTCCAGGAATGCTTCATTCAAAACGTTGGTGCCGATAAAGCGACCATCATCAGAACCTTTACCCTTAGTGTTTGCAGTGGCAAAGATATTGAAACCATCGGTAGGTTGAACGACCTTACCAATTTTCTTCAAGAAAACTCCTTTTCCTTCCAAGATTGATTGAAGGCAAAGAATTTTGTTGGAAGCCAGGTCAATCTCGTCAAGCAGTAGAATCGCGCCGCGCTCCAGGGCTTCGACGACTGGACCATTGTGCCAAACAGTCTCACCATTGATAAGGCGGAATCCGCCAATGAGATCATCCTCATCAGTCTCGATAGTAATGTTTACACGAATAAGTTCTCGCTTTGTTTGGGAACATGCTTGGTCTACAGAGAACGTCTTACCATTACCCGAAAGACCCGTAATGAACGTTGGATAGAATAGACCGGACTTAATAATCTTTTTAATATCAGCGAAGTTACCAAAGCTGACGAAGGTATCATCTTTTGTAGGGATAAGGTTTTGTTTAATATCAGACATAGCAGGTGGTGCCTGATAAGTTTGTTCTAGTTTTTCTTGAACGGTCAAGTTCCACTTTCCACGACTAGTTTTGCAATCAGCAAGTTTGTTTGTGACAGTTTGATAGTTCGCACCATTCATAGCACACCAGGCACGAATATCAGCAGCAGCAACAGACTCACCATACAATTCCTGAAGGGAAGTGCGAATGAACTCAGGTGAGAGGGACATGGTGTTTGGTTGAACTGAAGTTATTATAGATCATAAAAAAGGGGTACTAAGACCCCAGTGGTCAGTTTTTTAACTGTCCATACTTATAACACATTGCTTGAAGCAACCATGCCTGAGTTAACGACTTAGGACCATTCTCAAGGATATCAATTACCTTGGGATCCTTTTCAGAAGACTTTGCAATTTCTCTCCAATTGTCTCTATATTTTGTCATGCTACCAGGGAAATAAACTCACCAAGAACTTTCTTATTTAGTTTTTTAGTCTTCAAACTCTTTACAAAAGCAGACTTAATTTTTGCTTTTGTTGCGCCTTCATCAACTTCAAATTCAGTGTCTTTAGAAAGTACAGTTGAACAGATGCCAAAATATGCATCATATCCAGAGTTTTTGATACAGAAACTTTTCGTCTTCCTCCACTCAGTTTGAATGGCAGTGTGTTCTTTGGAACCAACATCACAATACATTTTTATAAAACCACTTGCATCGCGAGGGGAAACAACACGAATACCAATAAAATTTACTTGAGGAAAATTATCCTTAAGATTGTTCAGAAGAATTTCTGAAAACTTAAAGAAATTATATCCAACAGCATAAGTAGTCCCCAACTTACGATCACGGATAAAACTGCTACCACCGCACATACGACGGGCACCCATATAAGGTTTAGAATCACCAATAGTGTGTTTGATTTCAACATGATATGGAAGTGAATTTGCCTCACCGTCAGTCAGAACAACACACTGAACCTTCTGCAGTTTGTTTTCCTTCTGGAACTTAGGAAGGATTTGATGAAGAGAAACCAGTGCTTCATTCAGAGGAGTTCCAGAAAGAGAAAGTCGTTCTGGAATAGAATAAGAACATCCCCAAGAACTAGAGTAATAATTAGCAATCCTCCAGATATTAATCATCTGACGATCAAGTTCCTTACCGTTAGTTTTGCTGGTAAGAAGATTCATCATTGAGAACTGATCAGACACAGACAGAAGTCCTTCTTTCTTTTCATAATGAGGTTGAACGTTTGGTTGAACATAATTCTCAACTTTATAGTCATAATACTGACGAATCCACTCATTAGTAAAAGCATAAACCTCAAAAGGAATAGAAACTTTCTTACAGAACCAAATCAGGTTGTAGAGTTGCTTACAAGTATTCTTCAGAACAGTAGACATTGAACCAGACCAATCAAGCACAAAAATTAAGCCATGGTTCTTACCATCAGCAAGAGTTGTGACTTTCCTGAATAGATCTTCGTTGTATTTGTAGGTATGCAGTTTAGTTGTATCTAAGACACCTGTACGTGCTGTGGTGGCACGGGCATAGGAGTCTGCTGCTTTCTTACACTCAAACTCTTTAACAAGGTAATTGACTTCTTTCTGAGCAGATTTTTTGAACTGCTTAAATTCAGTATCAACCTTGTCAAAGATAATATCGAGACGGGCACTCTGAAGATTGAAATATTCATCAATGTGATCATGAATCTCAGAATTATTAGCAATGATAGTATCAAGATTTACTTTAGGAAGTTCTGCATAGGTGTTATCAGTACCACTCTTAGACACCAACTCTTTAAGTTTGTCATTAAGAGTATCTACAGTGCGAACTTCACTATCAAAGGTGTCTCCAGCACCAATCTGAATGTTCAGGTTCTGAGTATCTTGCTTTTCTCTTTCTTCGCTATCGCCGTCACCATTATCTTCAGAGATTTGGTTCTCAATTTGAGGTATCTGTTTTTCAGTTTCTTCACCAGAACTTTCTTGATCCTGCTGTGGTTGCTGTTGAATATCAGCAACTTTTTCTTGTTCCTTTTCCTTTTTACAGTACTTATAGAGTGCTTCAGAAGCAGCAATTACATCATCAAAGGTTTCACAATCAGCAACCATATCAACCAGTTCTTGTTCCTCACCAGAAGAAATGGCAATATCAATATAGTTACCAATCTTGAAGTGAAGATTGATACGATCAGGCAGACTCATTTTAGAAACATCTTCATCCTTTAGAACGAAGAAGTCTTCGTCAGAAAGTTCTTTGTATCCGCGATAAAAGGTTTTACCAAGACCCAGATATTTACGCTTCATCAATTTCTCAATACGAGCATCCTCAACAATATTGAGATATGTATGAGGAATACCTATAGGTGGATCCTGGTCTGGAGTAAAGAGAGCGTGACCCACTTCGTGTCCGACAAGCATATCATAAACAAAGTTACTTGCTTTTTCCCACTGAGGAAGCGTCAGGACACGAGTCTGGACGTTGAACTGTGCAGTTTCAACCTGACGATGCTCCACAATTAGATCTTCAGTTGCCAACAGTTTGGCAAGTTGAGATTTGATTTCGTG